CGCTGGAGTTGCTCGACCGGGTGCGTTCGGCTGCCGCGGGCTCACCGCTGTTCACCGCCAAGGTCCGCGGGCTGTTCCCCGAGTCGGCCAGCGACGGCATCATCCCCTACGGTTGGGTGCAGCGCGCCGTGGAGCGGTGGCACGACATCCACGACAACCCCAAGACGATGGCGCTGGCGCCTTCCCTGCGGGCCAAGGCGCCGGGCCAGTTCATCCTCGGCGTGGACGTCGCGCGCTCCGGCGACGACGAGACGTGCTTTGCGGTCCGGTACGGCTCGTACGTCCCCACCCTCGAACGTATGCACATCACCGACACCACCGAGGTGGCCGACCGCGCTGCGGCCTACCTCCACGAGCCGGGCTCACTCGCCGTGGTCGACGTCATCGGGATCGGCTCAGGCGTCTACGACCTCCTCCGGCGCTACAAGACGCAGGGCACGATCGTGGGGACGCCGATGCAGTTCAACGCAGCAGCCCGCTCGGGCCACCGCGACAAGTTGGGCCAGTTCGACTTTCTCAACGACCGCGCCGCGGCGTGGTGGAACATGCGCGAGTTGCTCGACCCGGCGTTCGGCTCCCAGATCGCGCTGCCGGACGACGAGAGGATGATCGAGGAGTTGGTCTCCCCCAAGTGGGTCCACCACGTCGGCGGCCGGATCAAGGTCGAGAGCAAGGACGACATCAAGAAACGGCTAGGCCGCTCAACCGATGCCGCCGACGCGATCATCGCGGCGTTCTGGATTCGCTCCGGCAACGCGGTGGGGGAAATGGTCGAGTACGCCCAGACGAGTGGCAAGGCGCGTGGGGGCGCGATCTCGTGGGCGGGCTATGATCCGTTCACGGACGAGGACATGAGCATCAGCGCGGGCCACTCCCGTACGCTGGGGCTTGGTGGGTCTCCGCTTGGCCCATTCGCTCACGACGACACTGACTGGTAGGCAGGCACGATGGCAGCCAAGGCACCGAGCAAGGGCATCGTCGTCCGCGCTCAGGATGGCTTCAACCTCCCTCCGCTCAACCGCGAGGACGGCACCGCGTACGGGTGGTTCGACCAGTGGTCGATGAACGTCTCGATCGACGGCAAGTACGTCACGGACTACTCCGACTGGGAGGCCCGTGACCTGTTTGAAATGCTGTCCAAGGACTACAAGGCCCGGCAGATGGAGAACGTGCTCACGCTCCCCATCACGAGCGCCGAGCGCACCATCGTCGCGGTGGACGGCGACAACGGCGAGGCCAAGTGGCTGACCGAATACTGGGATACCGACGCAATCTCCGGCGGGTGTCGGACCCCGCTCAACCACATCATCGGGCTGATGACGTCGGCGTTCGCGTACAAGCGGGCCTACTTCGAGAAAGTGTTTCGGAAGGGCACCGGCAAGTTCACCGGGAAATACGTCTACGACGACGTAGCGTTCCGGCCCCAGACTACGTGCCGGATTATGCGCGAGCCGCGCTCGGGCCGGTTTGCGGGCTTCGAGCAGACGGCCTACTTCACCGGGATGGCGGTCAAGTCCAACGACAAGTGGCCCATCCAGATCAAGAAAAACCGCGCGTTCGTTTACACGCACGGCACTATGCGCGACCCGCTGAATGGCGCGTCGGACTTCGAGGTCGCGTTCTGGGCGTGGCGGACGAAGCAGAAAATCCTCATGCTCTGGTTCCAGTTCCTACAGAGCGTGGCCCTGCCCCGCGTGGTGGTCAAGTCCCCCGACCTCAGCATCGCCCAGTCGGTCGCCAACGAGATCGCGAAGATGAAGTCCTCCGGCGTGCTCCCGGTGTCGACCCCCGGCGGCGCCGACAGCGTGACCATCGACCTCCTCGACCAGTCCGGCAAGGGGAGCGAGCAGTTCAACCAGGCGATAACGTGGCTCGATAACGCCGCCACCCAGAGCATCCTCGCGGGCTTCCTCAACCTCACCAACCGCGGCACCCCAATGGACGGCGTGGGGTCATTCGCGCTGTCCAAGGACGCGAGCGACTTCTTCCTACAGTCGTTGGAGACCAAGGCCCGCGAAATGGAGGAGCAGATCAGGGAGCAAGTGTTCGCCCCGCTGATCTTTGCCAACTTCGGCGCTGACGCCGCGGTGCCCAAGTTGCAGTTCGAGCCTCTCAACGACATCGACAAGGCGACGGCGGTCTCGCTGTTGCAGGCCGCGATGGCGGCCCCGCCCGGTGGCCCGATCCCGACGACGTTCATCGCCGCGCTCGCCGAGCAGGTCAGCAACTACCTCGGCCTCGACGGCGCTGCGTTGAAGGAAGATTTCCAGCAGTCGTTCGACCAGGCCCAGGAGGTCGCGCGGCAGCAGCAAGCCGAGACCCACGCCCAGCAGATCGCGGGCATGGGGGCCGCGGTTGACAAGGCGTCGGCGATGGTGGCGGGGAAGGCCAAGGCGCCGAGCAAGCAAGCCCAGGAGGTCAAGTCCGCGGTCAAGCAAGCGGCCACGACCAACATCAAGACCCCGAGCATCAAGACGCCCGCGGTCAAGACGCCGACGGTGACCAAGCCTCCGGGGTCCTGATGGCGTACGATCCGCACGAGTTACGCGACCCTCACACCGGCGAGTGGGTAGCGAGCCCGGCCGGGCTGCTCAACAAGGCCATCCACGGCGACGTCGAGGAGTTGGAGGCGCTGGTCCGAGCGGACCGCGGCCCCACCCGCATCCACATGCCACAACTCTCCGGCGTCCCGATCCCCGGTAGCAAGGCCGACAAGGCGTTCCCGCACGCGCCCGGCGAGGAGGTCGACCTCACCGACCAGTTCGAGAAAGAACTCCGGTCCAAGGGGATCAAGGTCACCGACACCTCGGTGCCGGTCGAGGACTTGCACCCCACCCAGGACCAACTCGTGATGGGCAAGGTCTCCGGCATCGCCCACTACATGCTGACCGCGCCC